TAAAGCCAAAGGAAGAAATAGTACACAAGCATGGAATTACATACACGGTTGATGAGAAGTTAAATGAGTTTAACAAGAAAGTAACAAAGGAATACAACGATACGATAAAACGAGCAGGCTCAGTTTACACTGCTAATTTTAAACTAATAGACGATACAATAGAAGAGATAAAGAAAGCAAGTAGAAAGGTTTCTACTAATGACTACTCGGCAAACAATGTATACATATTCTTACAGGATGCTTTAAAGAGAGTTCTTAAAGCAGAGAAGTAATGGGTACTAAGTTAAACGTTGATACTGGTGGATTAGACATCGGTAAAAAGCTTTGGGATAAACATCAAGCTGACGAATACACACACGTAGACAATTACAAAGAAGCTATATGTATTAACTGTTTTTCAAAAGACGCTACTGCTGCCACTATAGTTGATATATGTGGTGAGTGTGCAGGTAAGCGTGGAAGAGAACCATTACTTGCTACTGTAACACAGAAGATGTATGGGTTATGTTTCTTTTGTGGAAAACATAGATTCAACATTGAACAGATAAATGCAAGATTTTGTAGGAAATGCCATAGAAAGATAGCAAATGTTACAAAAGAATATAATAAAAAAGGTGGAATGTTTGGTGCAGATCCATTCTGGATTTCCATGCGTAAGAAACATGGCAAGGATTGGAAACATATAATGAATAAGAACTTAGGAAACAGACGATAACTTAAATATTATACAGTTCATGCTTAAACATGGATTGGAAAAGAAAAAAAACAATTGTACCTAGATGTGATTGTAGCATACATGATGTCATATCTGGTATAGTGGAGTATTTAATCATAACTCCTATATTTGCTATAGGATATCTAACAGTCACAATTCCATGGATGCTATTTGTCATAGGACTAGATGCAGATCAATTCGCAAATTTTGTATGGCAGAGTGTTATGGTTGATTTGGTAGTTGCATATCCACTTGCAAAGTTGGTTATGAAATTAAAACCCAGAATAGAAAAACTTGCTAAGCTTGGTCACTAAAAGGTTTTCGAGGTAAATCATTAAAACTCATTCCTTTTTTATATTTTTTTAGATCAGGTGGAGATAGTAAGAACTCCATCAACTTTTCTATATTACCTAATTTTGTATTTGTTTCTTTTAGCAGTCTTACTATCTCATTAAATCCTGCTGCTCTGAAGATAAAACTAGACAAACAGGTTTAACCTGTCATGTGTCATATCGTAGTATTTATTTTTAAATCTTATCTTTGATTTCTTATTAGGTTTACCACCTACTACCTTATCTACCTTAAGAGATAGTAATGGTTTTCTAAATCTTCTAGGATAAAATTCTAACATATTATTTATTGGATCATAGAATACCTTTTCTTTCTCTACTTGTAATTCATTACCACAACAAAAATCAAAACAAGTTCCATTTGTAAAATGAACTATACTTCTTTCTAATGATGGCCTCATTTTAACTTTATCTGTTTGTGTAACTACCCATAACCTGTTTGTTGGTATTGAGTCAGCAACATCATATCCCTCTGTAGGTCTAATAAAGAAATCTAATATAGGAGTCTCATATGTATATGCTTCAGTTTTTCCTTTGTATAAGTTATCATAGTCATTTCTATTGGTATATATATAGATACTACTAGCCATACTACCTGTATGAATATACTTAAATATAAAGCCTTCCATAGTTTCATATGGCAGGTAGATGTAAGTGTGGCAAGAAGAAATACGGTTATGGAGATGGAGAGCATGAAGTATGGATATGTTATAGTTGTGGATCATTTGATGGGAAAGCAAATGGAGATCAGGGATTCATAGAAACCATAATGGCGAACCCACCGATTGTATTGGCCTTGATAGAAGCAAAGCAACTAGTTCCTATAAGGGATTAATATGTCAGAATTTGAATCATATGTTAAAGAAGAACTTAAAAAGATTGAAGAGAAAGTCGATGATAATACAATCAAAACTGTTAGACTAGAGACTAAATTTGATGAGTATAGGACACATACTATGGATAAACGTCAAATGATTAAATCATTCGTAATGATAGTATTAGGTGTGGTAGGCTCGATTATAGCCTTCGTACAGTTATCAAATTTTCTATAATCCTTAAATACAACCTCTGCTATGCTCTCTCATGGTAGAAGCATTAATACTTGTCGCTATTGCATCAGCAATAGGAGCAGGTCTGAACACGCTAAGAGGATGGTTACATTCTGACGGAGAGCCTTATTCTATAAGACGACTCGCAGGATCACTGATTGTCGCTACTTTCGCTGCTCTGGCTATTGCACAAGTCCAAATAGTAGATGGATTAACCGATGCTGGAATAGTATTGGTAGGTCTAACGATTGGATTTACTGCTGATTATGTAGTGACTAAGGCCAAGAAAGAAGTCGAGGCATAGACCACAAAGACAGGTAAATAGGGTATTTTTTACCAACCCTTTACCAGTTTAGAGACAACTTTATAAATGAAGAGTATATATGAAAACATATGGATGACGTATTCTTTAGAACAATAGTAACGAAGAGTTTAATGGCTAGTAAATCAGATAGTGATGAAAGGTTCTTTGAAGGACTATTAACAGTTGAAATGAAAGACAAGCAAGGAGAGATAACTATAGTTGATGAATTATACAAAGTATTACCAACATGGATGGATAGGGGAGCCCCTATTACAGATACACATTCAAATAGAGTTGTGGGTAAAGGTATCAATTTTGCAAAGACTGAAGCACAAGATGCAGAGGGTAATGTATATCCAGCAATTAAGATAACAGGAAAGATACACAAAGACTATGAATTAGATGATGATATATGGAAGAAGATTACATCTGGCGAGTACAAAGGATTAAGCTTCGGTGGAGCAACAAAGGCAGATAGAGAGCCAGTAAAAATGAAAGATGGTTCTATTGCATACGCTTTAACTGATTTAGAACACTATGAGGTAGCAGTATGTGAGGACCCAGCAGTTCCATTGGCATTGATAACTCATACAAATCCATTGTCAAAAGCTATGGTAGAACATGAAGATATTGGAAATGGTAAAATGCTCATCAAATGTGATAAGTTTGGATGTTATGTAACAAAGCCTGACTTTAGTAATACACAAGGAGATCATCATACTATGTATAATCAAGATGTAGATAGAGATACTAGTTCTAATAGACAACTAGGAAACACAACAAACCCAACTATAGCAGATTCAGATGAAGGTACAACTGATGCTGGTTGGACAGGTGTTGGCCATCAGCAACCAAAAGAAAAGGATAATGTAACAAAACCAAAGCCAGGACATAAGGACGGTGAGATAACAAAACCAATACCAGATGGTAAAGGTGGTAAAGGAAGTTTTGATGAATGTGAATCAAAGAATCAAGATAAGAAAAACCCAGGAGCATTCTGTGGACAGTATGCAAAATGGAGTAGAAGGTAAAGAGAAAGAGGGTAGTTCAAGTGGAATGGCTCAAGGAAGATATGGTGGAGTTAGAGGCCTAGGTGGATATAATACATCACAGCAAGGATCAGAACCAATAGCACAGATAACAGAAGTAAAAAGACAAATAGAAGAGACAGAAAAGGCATTAGCAGACGTAGTAGAGGATAAGAAGACACCAAGTTCTGCTGGTAATGGACAGGGATCACATTCAATAAAAGGATATAATCTAATTAAATTACTTGATCAAATAACTATAAAGAGTAAAATATACAATATAGGACATAAAATAAACAAATATATATAAACTACTATATATAATTCTAGTCAGTAACATGACAGACGAAGACAAAAAACCTAAAGAAGAGAACAAAGTCGCTGAAGCTAAAGACGAAGAGAAAGTCAAAGCAGAAAACGACAAAGAAGAAGAGAAGACAAAAGGCGAAGACAAGAAACCAGCATTCCTGAAAGATGACGAGAAAGAAAAAGCTTTCCAGACATCAATTAAGACAGGATTGGACGGTTTATCTGAGCAATTGACGAAATTTGCAGAACATCTACAGGGCATAGACTCTAGAATCAAAGCTCTAGAGACTCCAACCGATCTACCAGCTGCCCCAGCAGGCACAACAGGATCAGATAATGATGTAGGAGCTGATATTACAGTTCCAGCACAACCTTATCCTCAAGGTGACCAAGCAGGGTTAGACGATGATAGTGCGAACGATAATGCTCCAGCAGGTGATTCAGCACCATCAATGCAAGAGAAACCACTTCACAAAAGTGAAAAC